CCACTGGAAGGACAGATGATAGTCTCCGGCAGGACATAAAGAATAAATGTCGCACCAGAATGCCATCGCATCCACCAAATCCGTCAGTGCCTTCTGCAGGGCTCTCTGACAGTCTGAGATGAAATCATAGGATCTCTGCTTACTGGCTTTGATTTCCTCCGCCGTCTTATCCGTATTGTTCGGATCCGACAGAGTACCGTAAGCCAGATTACAGCGAAACTCAATCAGGCGCATCTGTTGATTCCAGCCATTGTAGTACGCTGTGTCGCGGATAGCCGGAGAAAAGACATCCAGAAGCGGCTTGTCCTGCGCGCCAGCGGCATATTCGACGCCCCTGTACAAACGTTCCTTGCCGCCCGGATACTCATAGCTGTTTGTATCTGGATTGTATTTAAGCAAGCTCTGAGCGATATGCACCGCCGTTTCCTTGCTGTCATACTCCCAGTTAATCTGCGAATATCGCCGATCTGCGTCCTCAATCTGTTTAATTGCCCGTGAATAAACAGAAACGCCCAGCGGACTGCCGGAATCTTTGTTATTTCCAAGCGGCACCGCAAAATATCCAATCGGCAGCTTGCTGACACCAAAAAACTGCATTTCTTCCGCCAGTTCCGACCATCTTGGAACGCTTCCGATCGGAATCTCCGAGCCTAAAGTTCCCTCTGTCCTCGCCACGAAGACCCGGTTCTTAATTGAGAGCGTGTCTCCATCCAGCGAATACAGTTCAATTCGGCTATAAATGGCATTGCCTTTCCGGAACTGATCTAAAAAGGCACAGCGCGTCATTTTCTCAGAGTCAAAATCCAGTGGGAAGAACATGTCTGCCTGAATGTACTGGATCGCGATACCGTTTGCGGAAACATACGGCTTGAAGACCATGCTGCCTTTCGCAAAGGCATATTCTGTCTGAACCCGGAGCTTTCCAAGAACGCTTTGATATATGCCGTTTAGAAAATCCGCTCTCGGACTGCCCTCAACCTTGCTCTGTAATTCCAGAGTCGTAAGTCTGGCAATCTCTCCCGCCACCGTTGCCGGGATATTCGCGTTATCTATCTCATGGAGCCACGGCGATTTTTCTTCATACATCCGGGACCACAATTCAATCAAGGCACTGCTCCGTCCGGACATGGCAAAATCAATCTGCTCATTTCCGAGGACTTTCCGCAATGCCTCATACATTTTCGTATAATTCATTTTCATCACCCATATTTAATAAGCTGGCTGATCCGCCGCTCCAACGTGTATTCAAAACTATCCAGTGAGTCGATATCACTGGTACCATCATCCAACCGGACATTCTTTGTCAGTTCTTTTGGATCCCACACTGCTGTGCACAGCGCATTTACCAGACTGTTGCACTCTCCCCCAACATACCAAAAGCGCCCCTGCGCCATCAGAATAAGCACCGCGTTGATACGGTCATTGATGGGAGCTTTCAGGGCATTCTCAACCCTTATCCATCCGAGACCATTGCGTCGGAGACTGCTCCGAATGCCAGCGATTAATGTCTGCTCTGCGCTATCCGCATACACCGTCGTGATATAGCCGTACTGCCCTAAGACTTTCTGGGCGAAGTTACAGAACATATCTCCCAGCATCTGAGGATCTATCTCTATCTGGTTGCCCGACTCATCCTTGCATCGAATCCACTCCGATGCAAGCGCCACCACATTGTGGTAACTTCTTGTAATGGCGGTAGCCGTGAATGAATGCCCCGACCCGCTGCCACCGAAGTCAATCCCCAGATTGATCTCCATGAGGTCCGTTGGCTTACCCTGAATCCCGAACGTGCTGGAACCTGTGCTGATAGCATCTGCAAAGCGACGGTAAATCAGACCCGTTGCCACCACGCGCATCCCCTTGATATCCCGAAGATACCAAATCGAATTAATATCGTATCGGCTCTCAATCTCATGCAGACGTTCCGGCGTGATGTTGATATTATCATAGATGGTACAGTGCATATAATTGTACCCGCCCGGGAACTCCCCCGCCTCCTGCTGCTTCTGGTATCGGTCGATGTACTCTGAGTAGATGGCAGCACGCGGGTTATCCGGGTTTAAGTCCCAAAAGACCTTTAAGCGTTTCGCCGCCAGCTGACGGTTAAACGCCTCCTTGATGGTTTTATCATGATGCAAGTTGATCTCCGTGGCAATCCACATACCGTAAGAGTTGCCTCGGATCTTCTTATAGCTGTCTTCCTTGCCGCCACCTGCGAAGATGATTATCTTCTGTTGCCAGCGCGTCGATGGTCCCTTGACAAATAAAGCCTCATTGTCTTTGTATTTGCCCCAGTGGCATTGACCGCGGAAAATCCACTCCAATCCCAGACCATTACAGTCCCCGATGTTCAGCTTGGCGTTTCCGACCGTCGATCCGGTTGCCAGGTGGATTCGATCCGGAGCCGTTTTCAGTTCATGCGCGAACGCGAAGATGTTGTCCACCGTTTTACCGGCACGAACAGCGCCCTCCGCCACATTGTAGGAACATTCATGGCACTTTCTGATATACTCCTTATGCTTTTCCGAGAACTTAAATTCTATGGTTTTCTTCTTAACCGTCTTACTTGCCATAAATCTCGCCCTCTATCTCATCCAGATCCTCTATCTCTTGCCCCTGTCCGGTTATCTTATCGGTCTGGGCTTTCAGGTGTTCCATCCGGCTCCGCTGTTCGTCAGTGGCTAAGTCCATATGAGCCGCCAGCCATTCCAGCGCTTTCATGCGGTCAGCCAGCTTTACGCTCGCCCCATCTTTACCCTGCTTAACTTCGGCAATGATGCTGCCGTCCACATCGCAGGACTCCCGGAAGCGAACTGTATTGATGACTTTGGTAACTGGTACCTTCCGTCCTGTTTCCTCATCCGTTATCATAACTGGTCCGAACGCTCCCATGACCTGAACCTTTTCCCGCCCGAACTCGACATAATCGGTAATGTCCGCGAATGCGATATCCATGTACTTCTGGAAGATATCAGACTCATCCAGAAGCTCCCGGTTAAGGCGCGCCTGCTTTAAGCGCTGGATTTCGGCTCTAACTCCATCTTTCGCCAACAATCTATATCCGACAGATGCCGCCGTTGCATAATCACAACCGTACGCTTTCTGGTAGGCTTTTGTAGTGTTGAAGCATCGAACGTAATACAAGCAAAAAAGCCGTTGCTTGTCATTCAAGTCAGGGTTTTCTATAACCTGTCCCACTTCCTCTGCAACCGCTTTCTTTACTCTTTCCGATCGTTCGTTCTTCTTTTTCGAACGCTCGCTTTTCTTTCCCGAACGTTCGCCATCCCATCCGTAGGTGTGTTTCCACCTGCGGACGGTTCCTTCTGGCACTCCAAGCTGCGCCGATATCTCAACCAGCTTCTTGCCCTGCTGATATAATTCTTTCGCCTGATCTACTCTGGCGTCCGGCGCTCTTGCCATACCACCACCTCTCAATCGTGTTTGTTTTTGGGGATAAGAAAAGAGCCACGCTGGGCGACCCTTTAATATTCAAATATGCATTTATGCCTGTGAAAACTCATGTAATTTATATTTTTTCCAAAACTCAGCATACTTCTCAACTTGATTCTTCAATTCTTTCATTTCTAAATCATTGAAATTAAATTCTTTTATTTCTTCTTTGGGTTTCTCACATTCGCCCGCCTTGTCCCTCACAAATTCTGCAATAAACTTTAATTTCTTGAAAATGTCATTTGCTTCATGCTGAGACACAGATTCATTAAATGCTTTACAATATCTATTATATCTTAGTTCCAATGCCGGGATGTTCATTTTACATTCAGCACAAACTCGAATTCCAAACGCATAATACTTGCCACTGATTTTGTAAATAAAAACATGTTGACTAAATAATTTATCTAAGTAATCCATATAATTTTCCCCTCTCTTTTCTTTCATCATACCTCATATTCTGACAAAAGAAAAGCACCCATCTCGCGACAGGTGCTATCTCGAAAGGATATTTATTACCAAGAACCGCAAAACAAGCGGATCGGCGTGTTGCTCCGCCAAACAACCGCCAAATTGCCGCGGCAGGAATTGAACCTGCACCCACTCCCTGCGGAGTGCTCTACCATTTAAGCTACGCTCGCAATACACACATCTTGCTGGCAGTATGTCTCGAGTCTTCGCTGGGCACCCGTGCACAAAAGCGCCCGCTGTCAAGTTCTAGCCGTGCAAGCTATCCTCAATCTCTCTGAGATAGTGTGTGTTCAGTTCATCCGGAGATCACCCGGAAAATCGGGGCGGAAGGAATCGAACCATCGACGCGCTGGATATAAGCCAGCTGCTCTAACCGACTGAGCTACGCCCTAGGGGGTTCCCCGCCAGGGTCACTGTCCAGCGGGGATTGAAGTACATACGGAGGAGTTTTCCGTCATCGTGAACCGTCCACATTCGCCGTCACACGAATGCTTAATACCATACTACTACTTTTATAGCGAACACGACCGAACATTTTTATTTTTCTTCAAAAAATCGGGAATTTCTCATCCGGCATCCATCTTCCGTATATTTAACCCGACGTTTTGGAAACATCCGGTTCAGTCGATAGGCTACTTGAATCCATGTCAATCCATCCAGATAATAGAAGCGGAACATAATTCTCAAATCAGGCTTTTTAATCGCCTCTATGTACTCCTCTGCCTTTGTCGTTAATTCCAGAAGCTCCGCTTCCTTGGCTGTCAAAAGTTTCCGGTAACGTTCCGCCGCCCGCTTCTTTCTATACAGCATCGGATCTGGAAAACCATTGACCTTGATCGGACCTATCGTTAAATCCGCCCTGCTCCCTTTTACGGTATCCGCCACAATCGGCGGGTTTTCCAGGAACTTATCCAGCTCCCGGATGCGTCTTCTAATATCTTTTATCTCTTCCATAAGCTCACAGTACTGTATCAGGACTTCTTTGTCCAACGGTGCCACCTCCCTTTATTGGCTTAGCTGTTTTTCTCCTGTCTTTCATATCTACATTCCAGTTTTCCACCGCCCGGAGTAAGACGCCGAACCTTGTTTCGATCCTTGTGTACTCCGGCGATATAATAACCACTAACCAAGCACATATAATCAACGTCTCCATACCGGTTGTTTTTCGGATATGCTACACAGTTCTTGCAGTTGGCACAACATTCAACCTCAGGCTTTGCTTTGTCCAACAGTGCCACCTCCCTATATTTTCCTACGCGAACCTTAACTGCCCGCCAGCATCCTTGCCCAGACGATCCGCCCGGCAATTCGGCAACTCTACCGCCCTCCCGGCAAAGTTATCTACTATCACTTCTCCGTTAATCATCGTTATTCCGTCTCCTCACTTCATAAAATCCGCCATACTCATTTGAACAGGTTGATTTTCCTCTTCTGCCGCCCGCTTACGTCTGATTTCTTCCAGCTCTTCCAGACGTTCCGGCTCCAGCCATTTGTCAGCTTGCATTTGGTCTACAGTCTGTAAATTCTCATATCCAAAGGCGATCAGTTTCCTTTCCAATCTCTCGATTTTCTTTTCCTGCGCCTGCTGCCGCTGCTCTTTCTTCCTCGTTTGCTCGGACTTTTGCAAATCTGATTCGTGGTATACAGTGATTCCATTCTGGATATCCTGTAAATCCTGCATCAAATCCCGTGCTTCCGTCCTGGCTGCCCGAACATTGAGGACTTCTGCTTTTAGGCTCTTATCTATCAGGCGATAGGAGGCGTTATTCATTTCCCACTTCTCCAAGATCTCATCCCGTTGCACTTTTATGTACGCCCGGCAGATATCCAGGCTGACAGGCTTATCAAATACCTTCAATCCTTTTGTGATGGTTGTCCACTCTTCGCCGTCAAACAAGGATAGCTGCTCTCCTTCGCGTCGCCTGCCACTTTTTTTCAGGTCGTAATATACATTGCCTTTTTTCTTGTCCAGTTCTTTGCCAAGTATCGGACAAAAGCCATAGTTTCTTTCGCACCAGTGCGTGCACCGTTCAGGTTTATAGTTGATATACCATTCTCTTGCGCGTTCGTTATAATATGCATGATTTCTGCACACCCGCCCATGACGTTTTTCGACCAGCTCCTTATATTTTCTTTTTTCTTCTTCCAGACGCTCGTCGTTCTTTTTCTCAACACTGGCGTTGTAATTATAATCATCCTTTGTTCGATGGCATACGC